ACATTTTAATATTTACCTATAATAAAATGCTCGCCTTCGCTATTCTCGCGATTATCGATATCATGATTCTCCTCCAAACTGGTAAGAAAGCTCCCAAGGAGGAGGGTGGGAAGTGGACTGTTTTCGGAACCATGGGTTGTGGCTGGACTCGAAAGCAGTTGGACTACATGAAAAAGAATGGTAAGGAACACACCTTTGTCGACTGCGACAAGGAGGGGTGCAAAGGCATGAAAGCCTTCCCTACCCTAAAGCACCCCAATGGTGAGACGACTGTTGGGTACAAGGAGGTTTAGAGACCACGAACAATCTGGAGAGAGAGGGAGAGGATGAAGGCGTCCATCAGGTTATCGATGGGCTTGAGGACGGTGATGTGCTTCACGAGGGAGCGGTTCCACACGAGACGGAGGAGGAAGGTGCTGACGAGGACGACAAGCACGAAGATGAGAAACTCCATGAGCGCGTCAGACTTGTTTTGAGCCTTGGTAACTTCCTGAATCATTTGTTATGTACTGATATTTTTTTCTGGGTACACTACAAATGAAAGGGCTACCACTGAGTGGTTCCGAAAGTAAGTTTACGAACCGAAGGTGGGGTTCCAAGCAGGGTATCGGGAACAACAACTGCTACGCCTATGCCGTGGGAGACTACGAGGCGTACAGGTGGCAAAAGTCCATTCCAGGTGACCGTTCGGGTCTCTCCAATGGACACCACTCGTACACTCATTGCACACATCTCCCAAAGCGTGTTGTGTCCGACAACCCCAAGAGGGTCTACAAAGTAGGTGCCAATGAGAAGTGTAAGAAGGGGTACTATAAGGTCATGATGTTCGTGTCTCCTGGGAGACCCACAAACTACATACGACAGGGGGACTTTCACTTTTACAAACAACACGGTGTAGTTGAGTACAAAATTAAACAAGGTGACACCGTGGTCTCTGTAGCTAAGTTCTTCAAGGTTCCTATGACGAGAGTCAAGAATGCTGGTCCATTCAAGGTTGGTAATCGTATCGTCTTCAAAGCGAATGTCTTTAGTCATAAGAGGGGTTGGGCGACTGGTCCCCTCCTGACAGATGCTAAGGGAAAGTCTATCGTAGACCCTCGTAAGGCTTCCCGTGATTATCCAGGTCTCAACTATGAGAAGTACTGTAGTTCATTCTGCGTCAAGAACCGTGGGATCAAAGTCGGTAAGACTCACCCCAAGGTCGGCAAGAATACTGTCTAGGTCTGGTTGGTTTTCAACATCGAAAGTGATGTCGAAGAGGTCTAACACGTCGAATATCGATTCTTCGTTCAAGGACACAGAGTTTGAAGCTGCTGTGTAATTGTTTTGAATCGTGACGACAATCTTAAATTGGGAAGTATCGAAAACTTTCCTACACGTGGGGCATGTATTCTTACCTTGTTCCTTCCATCTCTGTAGACAGTGGGAATGAAACATATGTCCACATCGAATCGGAGGATTTGTCCTCGTCGATTTGACTTCATTGAGACATATGGCACATGTCGACATTCTATAGGATGGTTTTAAAGTTTTTTCCGTGATTTCGCTCACCTAGTAGATATCGGGAACCTTGAGGAGGGGCTTGTCACAAGTCTTGCAGTTCTCCTTACCCTGTTCCTCCTGTACCTTGGAGAGAAGGGCGGGACCCTGCTTCTGGAGAAGCTGCCTGTACGAGTAGTTATCCTCGAACGTGATGCCGTTCTGCTTCATCACGTAGTTGTTGAAAAGTTGGGCTGAAGAATTGATGGTGAAACACCGACCGTCGGCCATACCAAGTCGCTGCGACATTTTGTTAATATTACATCAGAAATTAATTTGTCTATTGTGGATGGTTCGCATCCAGGATTCGAATCCCTTCTCTCTGAGCTTTTCGATGAACGGTTCACATTTGTATCCCAAGAAAATGTCAAACACGTCCGTCTCCTCCGTTCTAGACACCCGAATGTCAGGTCGCTCGTTGATGTGCTGGTTGATGATGTTGTAGGCGAAAGCAATCTCCTTGAGGGTCTCGGCACCTGTGATGATGATCTTGCCCGTACTAAAGATGCTGCAGGTAATCTCTTTCATATCCTCTGCGGGTTTGAACTTAATCTTGACGGCTGAGTACCTATCAGGCTCGAAGGAGACTTTGAAGATGTCTTGGTACTCCTCGAACCAGTCCGCCACCTTCATGAGGTTGATGTTGTAGTTGAGGCTGAAGTTTGAGTTAATCATGACGACACGGAAAGCGTCCGAGGAGACCTTGATGTCGAGTCCCAAAAACATCTTGAAGATGTACATGAGTTGGGTGATGATGCGCTTACAATCAAAGAGGTCACAGCAGCCAGCAACCTGAATCGAACCGTTGGGAAACACCTTGACAGACTTGGTGCTGTAAGTGTCATGGTACGTCAGAGTCACCTGATTGTAGAATGTCGTGGGCTTCAACTTCCATTCAAACCCCTCCGTCGAAGAACCCTCCCTCTTCAAACGATACGACCCAATGCGCTCGAACGTCTCACGAAGCTTTTTAATATCAATCTGCTGGATAAAGCTCGAAACCATAGTGATTGTCGTAATCTTGACCCACGAGGGTCTAGTCTCATCTGGAAGACCTTTTCGTATCTCATCGAGGGTGAGGAGATACGAAAAGCTGTTATTGGCGATAGATGAGTACATCTTTGAACATGTTTTTTTACGTGTGTCGAGGTTCACTTAGGTTTTCTAAGCACAACCCTTTGTTATATCTGCGGTTGCTGTTGTACATCCAACAAAGTGATGAGGGGCTACTTTATTGGGTTGTACGCCATTAAGTTCGGACGCGTTGTTGTATGCCCAGCATGTGTTCCCATTAGATCTGAACCCGATTGCAGTTTTACCCGCCGCAGTCGCGAGGGTGCGACAATCCTCAAAGCTTGTTCCCTCACCCAACTCTGTGTGTCCACTGGCTGGGTAGGGCATATCAGATTCAGGGTACACATTTTCAACGAAGGTGCAACCACCATTTTGGATATCCTCACCGGGTTTTACACATCCTACGCTGTGTCCTGCGGCACCCCCCAAACCCTGTAAATCTGGTGACCACCTGTACGCAAAACAGGTGTTGGGCATACCAGTTGTCGAATCACGGAATCCGAATGTATTATAGAACTTGCTTTTAGCTAGGTCACGACAAGCTTCGATAGAAGTAGCCTCACCAAGTTCGACGTGTCCACTTTCTGGGTACGCCATATCCTCATTATAGACAATGTATTCGGGTGGTGTATCGTCATCAGCACCACCAGCACCACCAGCACCACCATCCTCCTCACCCCCACCCATCATTAGGGCAGCACTCACACTGGATGAAAGGCATATCACACCCAAACCTGCAATCATTGCGACTTGAGCCATCGTAGTCTTATACTTTACTCTGAGTTTTTTTTTTGATATTCGTAAGAAGATTGTTTCTACTTATGAATATTGAATTGAAACAATGATACAGTCTAAAGAAAAGTACCCGAATTCCATATAGGGGATTGGTTTGCATCATAAGCCACCACATTACGGTCATTTTGTACAATAAGTGTGTGGGGTGGGGTTCCCTGCCCAAATGTTCCCGAATTCCATAGAGCTGTGCTATTCGCATCATAGAGAACCACATTGCCATCACCCTGCATTACAAGTTTATAAGGTGGGGTTCCCTGCCCGGATGTTCCCGAATTCCATATAGCTGCGTTAGTGGAGTCATACAGAACCAAATTACCATCCCCCTGTGTTATGAGTCTATACTCACCGTTTTCAGATGTCAGTATCTCTGGACACTCTTGGACACATGTAGAAATAATTTCAGCGCCACCAGCACCGTCTCCATCTTGGTTGTCGGAACCACCAGCGCCACCAGCGCCACCAGCGCCACCAGCGCCACCAGCGCCACCATCTTCCTCACCCCCACCCATCATTAGAGCAGCCCCAACACTGGAGGAGAGGCATATCACACCCAAACCTGCAATCATAGCCATTTGAGCCATTGTAGTCTTATACTTTACTCTGAGTTTTTTTTTGGTTAAAGAAGACAGTCGTCTCCTGACTACATGACCTCTTTCATTAAATCCGCCAAGCACGTTCACGATGTTGAGGTAGACCTCTCCTACATTGAAATCGTGTACGAGCGGTACGTGCCGGGTAAAGGGTACGATACATACACGGATTATATCAACGGTGAACCCCTAGGAGATTGGTTCGTCATCAACTCCGAGAGGCAGTCTATTCCATACGAAAAATTCCTAGATGCTATGGTCACCAAGACCCTTGAGGTGCGTCAACGCATGGCCGAACTCGCCCTCGAGAACATTCTCACCTATGAACAACCACTAAGGGTCTATGTGCGCCTCGCGCACGCGATGAAAATCCTTGATCCTACATTTCAACCACCCCGCATAAATATGGAGAGTGCTTGGCAAGTGGAGTGCATCAAAAACATGTGTACACCCGAAGCTATTTCTGAGTGTACCAAGAAGTCTCGTCTCGAATACTTCTTCAACGTCGTGCGTACAATAGAGCTAGAACAATGACCAGTACGGCAATAAGAACCCAACCCCATGGGATGCTTCGGTTAGAGACACCAACCTTCACCATCTCCTTCTTTTCACCGCAAGTGAAACCCGTATCAATGTTTCGTCGGGGGTGGACACCCCTCTCGAGACGATGAGGTTCCTTCTCCTTCGCACAGAGACCAGTCTCGCAAAAGACACTTTTACCAGCGGCGGGAATACCCGTGCTTGGCGTAACTTCCTGAAAATCATCAAAACCCCCAGTCTGTCGCACACCCCCTGGGAGGGAAAAGTCGTGTGTGACAAATGGGTTCACATCATTGATGGCATCTTCGTCGTTGAGCATATGTACGCTCATCGTTGTTACTACTACTTCAGATTATATTTTTTGTCATGCATCTTGTATCGGTGTTCCTCCCACATCTTATCTAGGTCTACATTCAACATGTGCGCAAGTTGGAAGAGGTAGCTGAAGACATCTCCCATTTCCATCATGACGTCCGTCCCTCGCTCCTTCTTAAGGTTTGTCTTTTTGAAAGTTCTCTTGTACTGACGAATAGCAGATGCCAACTCTCCAAACTCCTCCGTCAGGAGAAGCCATACAGTGTCTACGGCAGCCCTATCCCAACCCTTGGATTTACACACTTTCTCAGTTTCATGCTTGTAATAGTTCAAGCTCATCACTTATATCATCTTAGTTTCCAATCTTTAATTGAATCCGATTTTATCATTGAAATCCATCTTTTTACCAACAGTACTGGTATTGGCGGGACGATCGAGGAGTGTGCGGGTGCTGTCGATGTCCTCGGCGTAAGCGATGTACTGAGAGACACCAGTCTGAATTTGGGAGAGCGCCGTCTCGATGACACGACCGTTCATCATCTGAACCTGCTCCTTAACCTGTGTGTGATGGTCACCAGCGTTGTTGATGAAGACCATACGCATGATACCGTAGAGGTCGTCGGGGTTTTGGTAGTCGATGGCGATACCAGTCTTGTTCTTGAAAGCCTGGCGGATGCCACGCTGGAGAAGATTTTTGTTAAAATCCGAAAAAAAGAGAGTGTTCAGGGGAGTTTCACACTGCTGGAGAGAATCAAGGTGGAGATTGTCACACATTTAATATAGCTTCCGAAAAAAATTATATGTCTATAGTAAATGCTTAACTTTGCTGACTTTGACGAAGTCTATGCCAACAAGCCTATCAACGCTGAGGAGATTCCCTGCAAACCTCCAGCCTGCTTCGTTGGTTCCTACGCCCCTGTCGCCAAGGCTGGTGAGGAGGGTCCCTTCTTTGTGAACACGTACCTTCTCCAACCAAACCGTAAATTCGAGGTTTTCGGAACCGTTCCCGTGAGGAGCAAGGATCTGGAGTGCAAGAAATAAGTTAAAAATAAAAGTGGAACTTTAGATATATGAGGGTCATTAAACGCTCAGGTCGTATTGAGGATATGAAGTTTGACAATGTCACCAATAGGATCAAGAATTTAACGTATGGACTCTCTGAGAAATGTGATTCCACCAAAGTTGCGCAACAGGTTTTTTCGTCTCTGTACGACAACATCACAACCCAAGAAATTGATACCCTCTCCGCTGAGATTTGTGTGGGGATGATTACGTCCGACCCCGATTACGAGACATTGGCGACACGTATCGTCGCGAGTAACATCCAGAAGGTGTGTCCCAACAACTTCCACCTCGCGATGCGTAAGCTTCACAAGGCTGGTATCATCACCGATGAAGTTGTCGAGGTTGCCCAAAAGGTCAAAGGTAACATCGACCCCGACCGCGACTTTGATTTTGGTTATTTTGGCTTGAAGACTATGGAGAAGAGTTACCTTCAACGCCTAGATGGAAAGTTGGTTGAGACTCCACAATACATGTTCATGCGTGTATCCATAGGTATCCACGGAACCGATATCCCTTCGGTTCTCGAGACGTACGACAAAATGTCCCAAGGATACTTCATCCACGCCACACCAACCCTCTTCAATGCTGGAACACCTCGACCCCAGATGTCCTCGTGCTTCCTCATCGCTGGTAAGGAGGATTCCATCGACGGAATCTACGGAACTCTCACAGAGTGTGCACAAATCAGCAAATGGGCGGGTGGTATCGGGATGCACATCCACAATATCCGAGCCAATAAGTCTCGCATCCGAGGGACGAACGGTCAATCCGATGGTATCATCCCAATGCTCAGGGTTTTCAATGCTACTGCGCGCTACGTGAACCAAGCGGGTCGTCGTAAGGGTTCCATCGCCGTGTACCTGGAGCCATGGCACGCGGATATCATGGACTTCCTTGAACTGCGCCTCAACCAGGGTGATGAGGAGGCTCGTTGTAGAGACCTCTTCTCCGCCCTCTGGATTCCTGACCTTTTCATGAAGAGGGTCGAGTCTGGTGGCAACTGGTCTCTCTTCTGCCCCGACAAGGCTCCAGGTCTTTCTGATTGCTATGGTGAGGAGTTTGAGGCTCTCTACACCAAGTATGAAGAGGAGGGTCGTGCCAACTCCACCGTCCCCGCTGCCGATGTGTGGAAGGCGATTCTCAAGTCTCAAACTGAGACTGGTACACCCTACATGCTCTACAAGGATGCGTGCAACTCCAAGTCGAACCAAAAGAATCTGGGTGTCATCAAGAGTTCCAACCTGTGCACAGAAATCCTGGAGTACACCGACAAGGATGAGACATCCGTGTGCAACCTGGCGTCCATCGCCCTCCCCAAGTATGTGAACAAAGAGACAAAGTCTTTCGACTACGAGAAGCTCCATGAAGCCACGAAGATTGTCACGAAGAACTTGAACCGTGTCATCGACCGCAACTTCTACCCTGTGGAGACTGCGCGTCGCTCGAACATGAAGCATCGCCCCATTGGTCTCGGTGTTCAGGGTCTTGCTGATGTATTCATCCTATGTGGTCTCCCCTTCGATTGTGAAGAGTCTCGTCTCATGAACGCGCACATATTCGAGACGATGTACCACGCTGCCCTCGAGGCTTCCTCTGAACTGGCTGAGGTTGAGGGTTCCTATGAAAGTTTTGGGGATTCACCAGCCTCTAAGGGTATCCTCCAACCTGATATGTGGGAGGGTGAGACCAAGTTTAGTGGTCGCTACGATTGGGATGTGATGCGTGAGCGTGTGAAGACGAAGGGTCTCCGAAACAGTCTCCTGATGGCACCCATGCCCACCGCCTCTACCGCCCAAATTCTGGGTAACAATGAATGCTTCGAGCCATACACCACGAACATCTATCTCCGACGTACCCTCGCTGGTGAGTTTGTTGTAGTCAACAAGCACCTCGTAGAAGACCTGAAGAAGGTGGGTCTTTGGTCTAAGGAGATGAAGGACTTGATGGTCAAGGCTGGTGGTTCTATCCAAAACATTGTGGACATTCCCGATGACATCAAGAATTTGTACAAGACTGTATGGGAAATTAGTCAGAAGTGCATCATCGACATGGCTGCAGACCGTGGACGTTTCATTGACCAGTCACAATCTATGAATCTCTTCATGGAGAGTCCCACGATGTCCAAGCTCTCCTCGATGCACATGTACGCGTGGAAGTCGGGTCTCAAGACTGGTATGTATTACCTACGCTCCAAGGCGAAGGCTCGACCAATCCAGTTTAGTCTTGAACCAGATTGTGTGGCGTGTTCAGCTTAAAGTTTTCATTGGATAACTACTCAGAAAACATGGACAAAGCTCTCGAAACCCTTCAAATCAACGAGTACAATAACAGAAAAATTGTCCTCTCTACCAAGCAGGGTACGCCTATGCGTGTCCAATTCCCCCGTATGTACATGCCTTTCGGTGTGTCTGGTTTTACACCCGAGGTGGGTCCAACAAAGTACAACATCGACTTTGCCATCAAGGGGTATGATGAGGAAGGAAGCTACATGAAGAAATTCTACGAGTCTGTGAAGAAACTTGAGGACAAAATCATCGATGCTGTCGTCGAGCAGAGTGAAGTCATCTTCGGAAGTCAGATGTCAAAGGAGGAGCTTGTCCCTATGTTCAACTCAAACGTTAAGGAATCCCCCGACCGTGAGCCAAAGTTTCGGGTAAAGGTTGATACGGACTTGGATGACCTCCTGAAGGCATCCGTCTATGACGCGGATAAGAGTCCTATCCGTGACCAAGTTACAAATGGTCTCTATGCAAGAAATTCGGGACATGCCATCGTTGAACTTGGCAGTGTGTACTTCTTGAACAGAAAGTTCGGGTGTACGTGGAAATTGCATCAGCTCGTCGTCTATGAGCCTCAGAATCTCAAGGGATTTCAATTTAAGATTTAGTCGTATTCAAAAGTAAAATGCTATAAATAGCCTGAGCTTCCTTCAGAAGTTTACCTTCCACCCTGGTAAACTTCTTAGGGTTCATACCGAGTTTGATTTTAGCCATCTTCACAGAATCTTCCCACTTGGAGAGAGACATGCTTACTTATTATCCTTGATTATTTTTTTGTAAGCCTTGGTCTTCTTGGAGGGGACGAGGCAGAACGAACCCTTCTGCTCGGACTTCTCCTTCGCCATGTCGATGAACGCCTTGAACGTGGGGTTCTTCTTCAGGGACTTCTTCGCCGCCTTGCTCGCCGCCTTGGAGACGATGCGACCATCCTTCATCATCAAATCCTTCTTCTCGAGACCACCCGAGGTCTTGTCAGCAGTGCCGTGGAAAACTTCAGCGCGGGAACCAATCATCTTTTACATTACGCTTTGAAAATTTTCTTGATGTCCAAGATTGAGATTTTGTCACTCGTCCTGTTGACTGGGATTTGATTTTCGATTCGCTCATCATTGAGTACCTTTGAACACACGATGGACTTATGACCTTGGAGAGCCATCATCTCTTCTTCAACACTCACGAAACGCGCACACTCCTTGTACACCAACTTTTTTACGTAGACAGGTTTGGTCTGACCCGTTCGATGCGCCCTACCGATGGCTTGGAGTTCTGTCGCAGGATTCCACGAAGGTCCAGTAATGTAGACTCGAGTCGCTTCCTGGAGATTGAGACCCTGACCACCACACTTTATCTGAATGATGAATACCGCTCCTGGAGCAGCCTTTTTGAAACCCTCAATCTGTCTGACGCGCTCCTCCTTGGGTACAGAACCGTCGATTCGGTAGACAGGTCTCGTGACATTCTTCTGAATGTGATTCATCTCACCTCTAAACTGACAGAAGATGAGGGTCTTTTCATCTGGGTGCTCATCAATCATACGGAAGAGGGTCTCCATCTTGTTGGAGCGACCCACCCATTTCTCCGATTGTGTCTCGTTCTGCTTTGCGACACCATCGAGGTACATCTGAGGCCAAATCATCACTTGACGCGCACGAAGAAGGCATTCCAAGATGACCATATTTTTTGCATTGAGGCTTTGTGCATATCTGAACGCTTCACGAATCGTGTCCTGCGCCTCAAGGAACACAATCTCGTAGAGCTGCTTCTCATCTGGAAACATTTCCAACTCAACATTCTCAAAGTGGCATGGAGGAAGGCGAAGACGCTCGTTGATTTTGGCCAAGTCTTCCTTGGTGCGTCGAAGGATGTAGATGTCCTTGATTTTACTTGTCATACCCTGTACAACCACCTTGGATAGACCCAAAAAGGTACACAGGGACACAAAGTCCTCCATCGAATTGAACACTGGGGTGCCAGTCACAATCCACTTGATTTGAGTCTGGAGGCGACACACACTCTTGAACAGTTTGGACTTTTTGTTACGAATCTCGTGGGCTTCATCCAAGACGACGCGGTCCCATTGCACCATGTGAAGGGGAGACTTCTCATGAGTAGAAAGGAGGGAATAAGGTGCGAGAGTGACATCTGCATCCTCAATCCTCCTCTTGGGTCCATCAAAGACACTGATTGTCAGGTGTGGGGCGAAGCGGGTCACCTCTTCAACCCACTGTGTGATAATAGATTTGGGTACGACGATGAGTGTGCGTCCTTTAGGATTCCCAAGCATAGTGGAAACAATTTGCACAGTCTTACCCAGACCCATTTCGTCACAAAGGAACCCACCCTTGGGTCCCGAAGTTTGACTCTCCATCGTGAGCATCCAAAGAACACCCTCTCGTTGATAGGGTGCGAAAAGGCGTCCATGGAGAGTATCTTTCGCCAACGTGTACTGGTCTTCAATCTTCATAGTAAGGGTCTTCTTCGGGGAGTGTATCAATCTCACAGGGAGGTGGTGGTTTAGGTTCCTTTTTCTTACGAGGCTTCTTCAACTTAGGTTTTGGAAGTTCGTCTAGGTGTTCCCTAAAGTAGAGAACCTTGTCCCAAAATTCCTTCATCACAGGGAGATAAGTCTTCCACCATTCACGGTCACGCTTGACGTTTACCACCACAAACTCTTCTGGGTTAGGCCAGTTGAAGTCTGCTGGTTTGTACTGGATGAAGTCAGCCTCTTCTAAATCCAAAATTTCCATACATAATTGAAGCTGGGGCATATAGTGTTCGGGAACACACGGTTCAATCTTCCTCATCATCGGACATTTAATCTCGACGAGCTTACCAGACTCAGAAACACCGTCAGGACTTCCACCCAACCAACTGTGTTCTGGATGTGGACAGAGACCAATTTCATGTACAACCTCGCCATGTCTCTCCTCATAGAGAATGCGTGCTTCATCCTCGTACTTCTCGCCATGTCTAGTGGCTTCATTACCAGTAAACTTTTCTCCGAGACCACATTTCTTAAGAAGGAGTCCCTCTGGTGTTTCGTACTTATTCTTTCCGATAGCTGTAGCAGCATCCGAAGCCGTCAACATGTTGCCACGAAGTGCGAGCCACTCCTCCGACTTTTGTGCTGCATATTCCCTTTCAATCAGGGCTTTGACATTCGGGTGCATCCTAAACTAGTTGAGGTTGTACGTTTTAAGTTCCTCTAACACCTGAAAGTACATCTGAGCAGCGTTCTGCTCCGCCTGCTTCTTACTCTTGGCGACACCTCTCGAACAGAAGGTGTTGTTAATGTAGATGTCGATGTAAAAGAGGCCTTCGTGGTGTGCAGCAACCCTGTAATCTGGGAGTTCCCAGTTATTGACCTGACAGTGGCGCATGAGATGATCCTTGAAGTTATCATCAACCATGATGGAGTTCATATTAATCATATCTGGGTCTTGGTAGATACGAAGGATAAACTCCTTCGCGTGGATGAGACCAATATCCATGTAGATAGCACCGATGAGTGCCTCAAAAACATCCTCCAAAATCTTGGGATTGTTGTTCCAACCGTTACGCATCCCCTTCTCATCCATGATGACGAGCTGTTCAAGTCCCAACTTCAACGCAATCTTAGCTAATGTTTCACCACGAACGAGCTTTGTACGAGCTTTCGTGAGGAAACCTTCTTGCTTACTTTCATGTCTATCGAACAGGAACTTAGTGATGACAAACCCAAGGACGGAGTCACCAATAAATTCGAGGGTCTCAAAGGATTCTGTGAATTGTTCATACTCCTTGAGAGCAGATTTATGTGTAAAAGCCTTTTGGTACAAATCAAGATTTTTGACCTTTGTACCAACAAGTTGTTCAGCCCTCTCCTTGGTTAGGAAAGTGACCATCGTTGTTATGTTATGTATGTGTTATTTTTTTAAGCCTTCTCCTCCTCCTTCTTGACGTAGTGGGGGCTCAGGTACTTCTGGAGGTTAAGGTAAGTCACCTGGACGTCCGCGGGAGGCGCGAGGAGGTCGCGAAGCTTGTCGTCGAGGATAATCTGACGACCGTTGTCGGGGTGCTTGAGACCCTTCTCGGTGATGTACTTGTTGACAATCTTGGTCACCTCGGAACGGGAGACGAGCTCACCAGCGGGAAGTCCGAGAAACTCGCGCAACTTAGGCGTCACATCCTGCTTGCGGTTGAAGCCGTTGTTGGCGGCGCGAGCCTTAGCCTTCTCACCATCTGGGTCTTCCTGGGTGTTCTTCACCTTGCGGATGAGCTTAGTGAGGTTCTTGATGTCGTTGCGGAGAGCGGCGATTTCGGTTTGAATGGTTTCGAGAGACATTATATCTTTCTTACTCGCGTAACCTTTAAGTCTATGTAGAGTAGAAAGAATAGTACCGTGATTGCTGTCAGGATTAAAGCATTAAGTTGGAATGGGGTGAACTGGAACGCTTTGTTGGGACGGTCTATGATTCTGAACGGTTGCCTGGAACGGTCATCAGGGCACCCTCCGAAGCAGCAGTCTTCGGGGCAGGGGAGAACATTGGGGCCACGACGAACCCCACAGAATTGGTCAGAACTCCCCTTGTACATGTAACATCTACACTCGTCTATCACGTTACAGACCATTTATTATATCACGATATAATAATGGATGAGTACATATATTCGAAGTCGACCATCGATAAATTTTTAAACGAGAATCTCCTGTTCAAGGATGCTAAACTGAAGAAGTACTACGACCGCGATGAACAGAGAGACCTTGGAAAGTTCAGGTCTCGTGTCGCGACTACACACGGTTCCAAAAACTTCGAAAAGGTTGTCTATGCCCTGGTAACAGACTGTACACGTGATATCTTACTGGAGACTCTCGGAGAAATCACCACCTTCATGAAGGACATGGGTGACATCATCGTCAGTGGTGGAGAGGCGTTCAACTTGTACACAGACTACGAGCAACACGTGGTCACGAGTGACATCGACGCCAAGTTTGTCCCGCGAATGGCGGTAAATCCAAAATTCTTTGGAAAACTTCAGGCGACCAAACTCATTCTCTGGAACAAGATGGGTGAGATTGCGAAAAGTTTGAATACACGAATCAAGACCCGAATCCTCATGATGAAAAAGAAGTACCCCAAGGTTTTCAAGTACCTTGGTATCAGTTTCAAGCAGAAGGGTCCCTACGTCACTCGGAGGTATACTCTTATCAAGAAGAAGAAGACTCGAAACAATGCCCAGCCAGGGAAGGGTGATGTGTTCATTGATGTGGAACTCTTCGCCCTCGACCTCAATATTCGTTTCTTCTCCCCAGAGACGGGTAAAATTGAGGATGTGACTCTAGGTGGTCTGTTGGACATTCCCTTCATGCGTCCCAAGGAGTTTGGATACGAGGTTGTCCTTTCTCGTAAGAGGGGTGTCACCTACAGGAACCCGATGAACGGTAAGAAGGTCACGAACAACAAACTGTATGTCGCCAGTAAGGAGTTTCTCATCGAGGACATCTACCTCATGCAAAAACTCAAATTACGCCCCGAGAAAATTGAGAAAGACCGTCAGCGTCTGGTTCGCCTCGGACAGTCTTTCAGTAAGAGTGTCAAGGCGTCTGACACTATCGAAGAGGTGTTCAAGAAGGTGCGTACGAAAATCATCAAAAAGCGTACACCAGCTACCAAGAAAAATGCACAAGTATCCGTCAGTAAGGCGATGCGTATAGACCCTTACAAGTACAAAAACTTTACGACGAAACCCTCTGACGAACGTCTCTCCAAGCAGTTTGTCCACGGTCTCAAACCTGTCGTGAAAAACACCAATGTCCAGGGATATGAGAAAACATCAGGGAACAAGCGTTTCAATCTCAAAAATTTGAAGTGGAAGAATGTCAAAAACAATTCGTACGTCAAGAATGAATATTCACTGAGACCCGAGAAAGCTCAACCACTCCCCAAAAATATGAATCTTCGTAACACTCTCTATGGGTACAAACCCAGGAGAAATGATTGGGTTCCAGAACAATTACTCAATAAGGTATCCGCCATCCCATTTGTTGGGTTAAAGAAATGAGACGCATATCAACCATAAAATGATCTACAACGCCCCCGCCAAAGGTGAAGATGGTCTCTACTTTGTGAAGGCTCTCAATGATGACAAGCGTAAGTCCTTCGTCCAGCTCAATGGTGTCAAGGTCTCTGACGTCACCGAGGAGATTGTCCTTGACCTCGTCTCGGAGATGAACATCCAGAAGATTGCTGATATCGATGAGAAGAACCTCGTCGCTGCCCACGAGAACTGTGAGGCGTGGTTCGGTAAGAAGTTGTCCGAGAATGTCGTAAAGGGTGCCTACACCCCCAGCGTGAAGGATGCTCAGGTGACCGCTGACCGCATTGAGGTGACCAAGGTGTTCAACGCGCAGCAGGAGAAGGTTGACTTTGAGATGGTTCAGCCAGGGAAGGTGTGTGATGTCATCCTCGAGTTCGCTGGTCTTTGGTTCGCCAAGAAGGCTTACGGCTCAACTTGGAATATTGTCCAGGTCAGGGTTCATGATGACCCCATCATCGACACATACCCAGAAGAATATGCCTTTGTCGACGAGACTCAGGAATAAAAAAATTGTTACATATAAATATAACACGATGATT